TATTATGAGACAGAATAGATCTTTTGGTTCCGTATATACAGAAGAAAAAGTAATTCCAATTTCAGGCTCTAAAGCAATTGATTCATTCATGGAAAAGCAAGCTGCGTTAATGGGTGAATTAGGACTTGACGAAAATTAACCATTATATCAAGGAGATATAAAATATGTTTAACATTCTCAGTGGCCTTCAGGAAGGTTCTCACTCAGTAATGATCACTAGCCGTTCTGGCCCCGCCGGACTGGTTAAAGGTACGGTTGTTCAGTTAACTGGTACTTCTAATACTATTGCTAAATCTGATAATAGCACCGTAGGTCTTGGATCTTCAATTGGTTTCATCTTTGAAGATCTGTTAAGTCAGACTTCCGGTTCTTATACCGTAGTTTATGGTGTCATGGAAGCTGAAACTGATCAGGTTTCTGGATCACCTGCCATTGGTTCTTATCTTAAGCCTGGCACTGGTGCTACTGCCGGTTTACTTATTGCAGCTAGTCTTCCTGGCGATGCTAATTTGGTTAAAGGTCAGGTAGCTGATAGTTACAGCATTGCTAATGATGCTCAGGGTATTAGCACTTCGGTTTATCGTATCGTAACCTTTTAAGATAAATTAAAAATTAAATAGGAGATTTTAATTATGAGTAATATGATGGCTTCCCAGCTTTGGGATGTATTTACCGGAAAATCAGCTTCCGGTATGGAGAAGGTAGCCGCTCTTACTGAGGATTTTATTCGTGATCGCCTTCGTGAGACTAGCGTATTAAATCGCGCTATTCCTCCTGTAGTACTTACCGAAGCACAGATTGAACGTAATACTACTAATGACTGGCCTCTGAAGCGCGTTGAGATTGAGCCCGATTCTAAGGCTTTCACTCTTGGCTTCCGTGGTAAGGGTTCTGCTAACTTTATGGAAGGCAGAAAGTATGAAGTTTACTTTACCAAGATTGAAACTCAGCACTTTAAGAAGACCCGTGAAGAATTAATGACAATGCGTTATCCTCTTATGGATGTTGTGAATAACAACTTCGTACTGGATATGCAGGAACAGCTTGATGCTCTCTTTAAGATTAGACTTGATGCTTCCGTAGCCGCTTCCGGTAATACCTCTGCTGCTACTGCTGGTGCCGTAAAAGATAACTTTAAGAATGCAGTTATTACAGCGGTTCGTCAGGTGCTTGGTAAACGGCGTAGAGTTGCTCGCCTTATTATGACAGAATCAACTTGGCTGGACCTGGCTAAGCTCGAACCTGATAAGATTGGTTATGAGAATGTTGGACGTATTGCGCTGAATGGCGTTGCTGCGGAAAAGACATTCTTAGGTTATGAAGTTATCACTTCGATTAACTCCACTACCGCTAATAGCGTATGGCCTGATGATAGTATCTATGCCATTGCAATGCCTGAATTTTTAGGTTCTAACTTTATCCTGGGTGATGTTCAACAGGAAATGAAGCGTGAAGCTAATATTCTCGAATGGTATTCATGGGCTGATCAGGGTGCTGAAATTGGTAACGTTGCCTCAGTTGCTAAGGTTACTGGTATTGCCTCTCTCACTTAAATAGGAGTTACATATGTCGTATGTCAAAGCTTTGTTTGGTCATATTACTGGAGAAGGTCTTTCGTTAAAAGAGGGGCAGATTGGATTTATTGAAGATAGTAAAAAGCATATCTTAAATGATCTAGTTAAACGCGGTCTCGTTATTGTTAAAGATTCTCATGAAGAGGCTGAAGCTTTTAAGTTTATTTCTCGTCAGGAATTATTTAATAAAAGTTACAAATCTTTAAATCCTCCTGAAGGCGAAAATGCTCCTGTTAGTTTAATTGATTGGGAAAATACTCAACCTACTATTATTAATGGAATCCCATCTAATTATATTGTTGAAGAGCCTAAGAAAGAAGTTAAAAAAGTAGTAACTCCTCCTTCTTCAGATGATAAAAAGTAAATTGTTATAATATGAAACAACTAAAAACCGCTTCTAGCGGTTTTTGTTGTTTTATGATATAATCAGATAGAGGTAACTCACATGATTAATCCACCCCAGACCTTTCCAAATGGTCAAATGACTCCACAAATTTTAATTAATCTTATTCGCATGTTTCTTCGAGATAAACCTAAATTAAATGCTTTAATTAAAAAAGAAGAAACAGATGATGATGAAATTAAATTAGCTATTAATATGGCTATTAGTGATTGGAATAGCACTCCACCACTTTTAACTCACGTTGGATTAACTAATTTTCCAGTTATGGATTGGTTAATTGTGGCAAGTGCTATGTTTATTTTGCAGTCTGCTGGTGTATTACAATATAGAAATGAATTGCAATTTAATGATAGTGGTATTACTACTAGTCCATGGACGAAGGGTCCAGCTTATATGGGCGTAGCTGGTATGTGGGCTCAATTAGTAGAAAAGAAAAAATATGAATTTAAACTTGCAATTAATTATGGTCGTACATTTGGTATTGTTAAAAGTGCTGAATATATGCTTTGGGATTACTCAGGACTTTATACTGGTCCAGACTATTTAACCGCTACAGGAACCTCCTCTATGTCTGCCGTCCCTGGTGGTATTCTAGGCCCGAATGGTCCCAGCGGTAGACCCCAGACCCCCCAGAAAACCGACCCATTTGTATTTGTAATGAGCAATTGGACCCTCGATCCGGTGAATAATCGTTACGTGATAAATTTCTATCACAATTTAAATTCAGATGTAGATGTTAGAATTACAGATCCAGTTACCGGAACTGATTTACGAAATAAAGTTAATATTGTTTTTCAGAATAAGAATGTATTATTTATTTGGGTTCCGATAGTACCTGATACTCGAATGGAAGGCCAGATGATTGCATTTAAACTTTAATTAATAGTTAAAAAATAAAGCCCCGGTTAAGGGGCTTTTTATTATTTAGTTTCTAAAAGAACTGAATCTAAATCTGGCCATATCTTATCTGGGCGTTTACTCAATTCAATTAATATATCATGGGATATTTTAGGTCTTTTAAAAATAACTAATTCTTTTCTATTAATCCAATAAATTCTACCAAAAATTAATACTAAAGAAGAAAACCAGATTATTATAATTATATACCACATATTATATTACTTCCATTTATATTATAACAAAATTATTCTAATAATTGCAGATAATAAAAAAGACCTCAATAAGAGGTCTTTTATATTTAAGATATAATCTATAATTAAGATGAAGAAGTTCCCGTACCCTTTACCGGAACTAAACGATCGAATGCAAAACTAATACCTTCAACCATAATCAACTGTCCAGCAGATTGATTAAAGTTATGAGAATTGATTTTAACTCCTTCTGCATAAATTCCACCTACTGCATGATTAGCTATGTCTTGCATATAAATACAGATTCCGAAGGGTGTGCGAAGCCTAATGTCCCACATTGACATCCACAAATTCGTATTTGAATCTGCCTGCATTACCTTATCAGGATTGCTAGTAATATTACTCCATGCATTAGCAACGTACGTCTGTGCAGTTCCTGAGTCAGTCATCATACCAGTAATACCAATTGATGTTAAGTTTCCATTATCATCATAGATATTACCATAACAAGAACGAGCTAATGATGGTCCGTTATATACAAGACGTGACATTGAGCCACCACCAACTGGAGTGCCATTTAAAATATGCACTCTCATTGATCCAATCTCAGGTAATCGTTGCTGTGGAATCTGTTGACTAATTGCAATATTTGGAGTTAAACCAATTCTAACTACATCAAAAGCGGCAGTAGCCTTAGCTGGTCCAAAAGCAATAAGTGTAGATTCAGCAGCAATAAACAATCCAGGGGTGGCCATATTTTCATCTAACTGGACGAAGTTCTCTTTCCAACTCCAAGTTGAAGTGCCATCCCCAGATCCTAAAACATCAGCAATAGAAAGAGTCATATCTAATCCTTTTTAATTAACGTAAAGCAGAATATTTACAAAGTTTGCAGGATATCCAATTTCGACAGTTACGGAAATTTCAATAGTACCTACAGTAAGATCGGTATTAGCACCATCTAAATTAGCGCGAAGAGTTGGCGTAGCATAACTAATAATCAAAGCACCACAATAAGCAGATTTATTAGACTGAGCACTATACATATATAAATCAAGTACTGAAGCTATCTGGGTAAGTAAGTCCTGATTAATATTATACTTACCGATATAAGGTTTGGTAGATGAGTATAAGTCTAACGAAAGTTTATCTACTGCTTTAGTAATACTGAATTCTTGTTCCTGAATAGAAACCGTACTAGTTGTTTTCTGATGACGACTATAGATATTGCCACCTGGAGTATCTTGTACTAAAACGAAAACTCCATTTTCGCTAAGTTTATTTAACTGAGTAGGTGTAAAATAAGTATTTGAATAAAGTAATTTATAAGGTCCACCAAAACCTAAATTGGTAAATGATTGCTGTGCGGGGTAAGTTGCCATAGCAGCAGCGGTACAAGCAGCAAGAGCAGATCCGTTCACGGTTTCAGTTAAAGCTGAATCCCAATATGCTTCTGGAGGCCAAATATAAAGAACGCGTTTTGAAGCATAAGAAGAAGCTGTAGCTGCAATAGAAGTTACTTGTTCATCTTTGGTAAGATAATGTATAACTTGATAAGTGAAAGTATCACCAGTTCCTAATGCTAAATTATACTGGGCAGACTGTGAAGAATCTGTAATTCCAACTCCATTTACATATGGAATGGCCTTTAAAGAAGTCTCACTTGTAACTTCGCTTACTAAAATAGAATCGTAAGCAAAAACTGCTACATTTGGTGTAGCTCCTACTGATAATAATTTACCACTAACTAATGGATTTCCTGAATTAGTAGTAGTGTAGGCAGTATTAGTTACACTTATCGTAGCTACGGTATCGCCAATCTTAACACCAGCAGTGAGAAATCCTGTTCCAGTTATAACTAATGGTTGTAATGCAGTCATTTATGTATCTCCTAATTTAGCTATGAGTATAAGTTTCTGAAACCAATATAGAAGATACTGGTAAAGTTGCATTAAGTAAGGTCGCTCTAAAATAACTAGAAGCTGGTTCTGACATTGTAGTAACATGAGCGGCATAGGCTTCTGCTACATTTGTACTATTACTTAAAGGAACTAGTAAATAGATATCCTGTCTAGTAGATAAGTCACTTAATGCCGTTATGTAAGAAGTGTCAGTTTCGTCAGTTAAGATATAAGCTAAAGTTTCTGATCCACCATTAGCGGTAGGAGCAACGGTTCCTAAATAGAAACCCAATGGATTACTAATCGTTACATCCATATCTACTTTTAAATCATCAAGATTAGTTACATCGTAAAAACCAGTAAGATCTTTTCTAAGGGCTATATAAGAAATATAAGGTGTTCCAGCTATAATATTATAAGTACCATATTCAAGAGAAGTAAAAGTAAATGAAGATGAGGCATAAGAAGCTCCTCCAATTATAGCAGTTACATTTCCAACACTTCTTTGAATTGTAAAGGCGTCAGCTATTGCAGCGGGATATGAAATAATTTCATTAATAGTAGCCACATCGCCATTGATTGATTTAATTGTATAACTACCATGAGTAAGAGTATTAAATATGATGGAATCACCAGCTACGGCATTTAAGAACGAACCTGTCGTTCCCTGAATAATATTTCCACTAGCAACTAAGGCCGATCCAGTAACGGCACTTGTTCCGATCTGCACATATGCATTATTAATAGTAATTGCAATACTGGAAGTTTTAATAATAGCAGATAAAGCTAACCCTGGATAAACTATAGTTGCACTAGTTATTGGAAAAGTTAAATTAATAGGTGAGTTAGTTACTACCTGATTAATTGATCCAACGAAACAAGGTAACATAGAACTATTAGCCAGATTCTGACTAGAACGAAGTAAAATCTGAGTAACAGAAACGCCGGGTAATGTATAAGTCATATTAAAATCCTATTCAATATTTAAAGCAGTTGAGCCATTAAGTTTAAGTTGAATGTTAGTTAATTTATCTTTACTCAGCAATCTAGCAATGTAAGATCTTTCCATTTGAATCTGTAATATAGTAGAAGCTGTAAAAGATGTGTTACCCTTCTCAAATATTTGCGGTGCAGTATTTGTTACAGTTCCCTGCACTTGAAGTCCCAAATCTCTATAAGATCTAAGATCTAAAGAAATAAAAGAAGTTACCATTGCACTTAAAGCTTCTGCTTCCAAATCACTCTCTGATATACATTCTACCACAATTGGGAAAGAAACATAATCCTTATATGCAGTTTTTTCATTAGTTCTACTTACCGAAAAAACTCTACCTTGACCCAAAGTACCATTTGCTCCATTTATTAAATTTCCTCTATATATTAATGCTGCTGGTCTTTTATTTCTATATTTTTCTTCCCATTGAAATTTAGTTCCAATCCATAAAGATTGATATGACTCTTCTTTATTGGTATCGTCACTATATAATATATAACCTAAATCTTTATTTATAGAAAACATCTCTTGTAAATAAAGAATAGTAGCAGTTACACCATAATAACCCGGATTAAAATTCTTACTATATAAAAATTGTTTATAATCCACAGGAGATTCTCCAGTCTCTTCTAAAGATATTAAATTCATCTAATGTATAAGCTGTAATATCTATAGGAAGTAATTGAGCTGGATTATCTGCTCTTAATTGTGTCATGTTTAATATTTGACGTACCGTATTACTACTGATAGATGTAGGAACTATTCTATCAATTTTATATCGCTGAGAAGGTTTCTTTAAAAATGCCAAAATATCATCAGCAGCAATTAATACTTCGTTAGATGTCCATGCCGATAAAGCTACAGCTTCAGATACTCCATAATCGGTTTTATCTATTTGAATTGGTTGCTGATCGGTATTTATATATATTTTTACTGGAGCAAAATAACCTCCAACAAACGTTGTACCGAAACAAACAGGACATTTTGGAAGAATTGATTTTTTCTGAACTTTATCATAGCATAAAGTACAACGATCACCAAATTTTCTTCTAGCAAAATGTAAACATTCTTGACCAAATCTTTTTAAATATAATATTTCTTGTTCAGAAATGTAATCGCTAATAAAATTATCAGCTTCATTAAATAAACAAAGATTATCAGAATAAAATACAGCATCTGAATCTATATCTACCGCTTTTACTCTATAAAAAATTCTTTGATCTATCATACCTCTTTGCGTTACTGTGTCTACAAATCCAAAAGCATAAATTGGATCTGTATATAAATCAGTCCATGGACCTAATTCGCCTTCCGAAATCTGAACTATATATCCAAAATGAGATACGGTTTCCTTACTCTCTGGTTCTATATTCCAATAAAGAGTTGTTGCTGCATATGTTAAATTTTTGCATTCAAGATATATGAGCATCTAATTCTCTTACTAAAAGATCATTCAACTGCTTTCCAACTTTAGCAGTATGTTGCTTAATAAAATCCATATCACCCATTAAAGCTGGATAATACTTAGTAAACATTAAATCTAAACTATTAAGTTTATTAGCTGAATCTAGTTCACCAATAAAACTTGCATTAAGTGATTCGAATTTACCAATACGATCTCTGATAAATTCTGTAGCAAAATCAAAAAATCTAGGATTACGAAACGCGGGAGGAAGATGTTTTAAATGAATAACCAAAGCATTATCCAATGGTCTGATTACTGATTCAAATAAAAAACAAGTCATTTGATCTGAAAATAATTCTGGCATACTATTTGAATCAATTGGATTTTCTGTAAACTTCTTCATTAATTCTTGGTCACGTTCTGTAATTTTATTCTGACCAGCTTTTAATCTTAGATCTGACAATGACGACATTTCATTCTCCTATTTCTTTACATTCTTATCGTTAGGCATATATTGATTTAATAAAGAACCATCTAATACATTCTTATCATTTATTTTATAATAAATGACTATACGATAAAACATTGGATTTTCTTTATCTTTAGTTGTAAATTCTCCAATATAACATAACTTAATTTCTTTAGCCCAATCCTTATTTATTAAATCATCATATTCGTCTAAGTGAATTCTAGAAATAATCTCACCAAAAAAACTAAATTTCTTTTTTAATTTCTTTTCTTCTAAATCAGTAATATCGCTATACTGAAAAATAATAAAAGGATTGCCAAACATATCTAATCTAATATCATTATCAACTATATGATATTTATGATTATTATTAGCAATCTTATCTAAAAGTAATACATATTCACCTAATTCATCAGTATTAGTTAATTCAAAATATTCGGAATGAGATTTTACGACTGGCGTTTTTTCCATGGACCCAAATCCCTTACGTTAGTATTCATTAACTTCTGCCAATTATCGAATCTGGCTATACGACGCGCTCTGGCTTCAGGAGTTGACATTAAGCGATCTGCTAATATATGTTTTCCAATTAATTTATTATAAAAAGGTTTATTAGCAGCCTCTAATTGAGATCTCCAATAATTATCTTTAAAATATTCTTTATGAATTTTAGGCATCATAGATAATTTACCATGTGTAAAATTCATCATTTTCTTAACAGATCCACCTAATGCGCCACCAATTAATCCACCTTTAGCCATACCTTTTAATTTTTCATGCTCATTATCTCCCTGAGTATATCCAATAGCGGCACCACTAATAGTTCCTAAATGAGCGGTTGGAACTTTCTTAGCTACACTTAAAAATTTATGAGCATCATTACCTAAATTAATCATTCCCTCAATATTTTTAATTTTAAATTGACCATCATCTGAAATGGAATGTTTTAATATACTTTTAGCAATTCTATTAGTTCCCGTGGGAACATTATGAATATCTTCTAATGCATTAATTCCCATACGTCCAAACTGTCCAAGTAATGCACCATCTATAAAAGCGCCTCTTAAAGTAGTTGAGTCTTGAACTAATCCTTTTCTTATATTAGCTTCAGCTTGTGCTACTCCAGCTAAAGCTGATCTTTGTATAATATTTTTTCTAATAGGACCATTAGTTCTAGACATCATAAATTTTAATGGATTCCCAGATCTAGCTGCTCTCATACTATAAAAACTAGGGAATAAACTACCCGGATTAAATGCTAATTTTATTAAACTCATACCTTCGCCTTTTCGGGAGTAGATTTTGGACCTTTAACTTCAGGTAATGGATCTGCTGAAACCCCATTTAATTCTGCCATAACTTTCATATAAACTTCTGGATCTTTAGCTTGCAAATTTCTTAATTCTTTTTGTCTATCAGCATAAGATAAATCTTTAAATTTATTCACAAATCCACGAGTAGTTGTAGCCATAAATCCATCACCTATATTAGATTGAGCAGATTGAGTTTCTTGACCTTGTAATAATTGTGTTCTTAAATTAACATCAACTTGACCTTCATTAGTAACTTGAGAAACTTCTTTATTAACTTCAGCAGCAGCCAATTGTCTAGCTGCTTGAATTCTCTCAAGGAAGGGTTTATCATCTTCCATTTGCTTAGCTTCATCGGCAATATTAATACCAACTTGAGCCAAAGCTGTACTTTCACTAATACGACCCTGCGCACCAAGATTTGAAAGCATTTGAATTTGCTGAATATCATCAGCCATTTTAAATGGTTTAAGTTTAACACTACTTGGAGCTTGCTTATTGGTCATACGTGCTAAATAACGTACTAAAAATCTAATAAATGTATTTTGTTTATTAATATAATATAAAAATAAATTCTCTAACATACGTAAAGAAATATTAGATCCGCTCCAAGTCATACCACCATAAATTAATTCTGGTGGAATTCCTAATTGAGTAAGAATTCTACGATCCTGTAATTCAATTTCTTCCCGTAAAGACATAGCTTTTCCTTGGCCACCCAAAGCCTGATAGCCAACAGGAAAAGGAACAACTCCAATTTCATTGGGATCATTTTGCTGTCTCTTTAATTGAGTAGCTACAATACCCATCCATGCAGCACCATCAATTTTACTTAACGGATCAGTGCCACTAGACGACGTTGGAAATATAAATCTATTAGGAAGAAAATGATCTGAAGCAATACATTCCTGAGCCTTACGTAAAATAAAACTCATAAATAAATCGTTCCATGCTGAGAAGAAAAATGGTTTTGATAATCCTTCCCATTCTGGTTCTGTAATGCCTTCATGCTGATAATGAAAAGTTAATTCAGCAGGTAATTCTATTACTGGATTAATTGGATTTTGTTTGCAAGCTAATATGAAAGTTTCTGGAACATTAGCTACTACAAATTTATCACCCTTCATAATTGGTTTAGAATATTTATCTTCGATACGATAATAAATTTTCTTTTTACCAGCAATACCTAAATCTCTTACTTTAATAAACTGAACAGGCCATCTCTGAATTCTAATATTTTTAATGAATTCATCGCCTTCTAACAATTCATCTTTAACCTTCATTACACCTTGAAATTTACAATTTTTATTAGAACATTTAGCTAGAAATTTATAATCCCTAAATTGCCATTCAAATTTACGATCTTCATCAGTAATACAATGTGCTTTATAAGTATTACAATCAGGACAAGCTAAATAACGTTTAAATGGAGGAACTATAGATACTATAGCATTTCCAAAAGTATAATAATCTTTTCCATTTTTAACTAATTCATCTTGAATACATAATTCATCATTAAGTAATTTAGACCAATAATTTTTATCTTCTCCAATATCATTATCTACTACCACGGGAGTAATAGGATATCGTGACATAGTATCGGTAATACGATCTAAAAGACCAGAAGATTCGTTTAAAACAATAGCCCATTTAAAAATTTCATTTAAAGTCTTTGGTCTTTGAAGATGTAATAAATTATAAAATCTTTGAGGATACTGCAAGCCGTTCATTGGATAACGACGACCAGTCTCCGGTGCTACTACTGATGTTGTAGATACATTAGTCATTTAAATATCTTTCAACAGCCTTATGTTTTAAATCTTGCATTTTTTGTTGATCTATATCTAATTTAACTTCGTTTGATATTTCATCTAATTCATCTTGTGCGAATTTTAAAATATCAGGAAGTTGGCACCAACCTTCTTCAAAAGCAATTTCTGCTATATACTTCTTTACTTCACGATGCCAGTTCTGTTCACCTAATAGTTTAACAGCTTTAGCTATGTGAAGTATAGTAGAAGGTTCGAGAATATCTATGTTGGGTTTAAATCCATTTAGTACATAAACTAATTTTTCAAAAGTAAATACATTACCTAATATTCCAGGGTTGGATTTAAGTGCTTGAAGTGCAAAAATCTTTTCAAGCTGATTTTCATATAACCGGCCATCATTAAGTAAGACGATTGTGTCATTCTCTAAGTTATTCATTTATCTTACGAATCACAATTACACGAATGTTAGGATTAATTTCACGTAAAGCATCCACTGGATTACTCTTTAATTTGTCCAAGACTTTATCTTCAAGAATATCTTTTAAAGAATTAAAGTCAAATTTATTTATTTTATGTAAAGGAAGTGATTCTTCTCCAATATTAACATTTTCATTAGCGTTAGTTTCAAATGGAGTCAATAAACCAGCGTAAGGATCTTCCAATTCGTTATCATAAAATTTATGTAAACCAGTTCTATGATCGAATATACCTAAAGCTTTAGCTACTAATTCTGGAATATGTGATTCTGATTCTTCCTGCATTTTAAGTAAGTGAGTCCGTTCTGGAGCATCGCTTTTAAAATATTTCATACGATCGGCAAATGCATGTCCATAATTTTTCTTAAAGTGATCGCCAGCATATCTATATACTGAATCATGCAAAGAAGACTGTTTACCTAACGAATGAGCATGATGTAAAATTTCTTTAGCCTTCTCCCTACGTTCCTCTATAGGATATCGTTTATGATTATCAATAAATTTGTTTAATTCAATAGATAAAGAATGTAAAGCATCTAAATCATCTTCCTCAGAAGCAGTTTTGGAAAATTCAACTTCTGGTAATTCAAAAGTTTTATAAGCATCACTAATTCGATCTCTAATTTCAGAAACTTCACGTTCGTCAAATTCATGTGCAAATTTTTCAAAATAAGCATTACTAAACCATGTATGTTCAGGAGTATGAATTGGAAAATATCTATTAATACCATCAGAGTAAGCAAAACAACCATCTGCTAATTTTTCTAAATTTTCAGATACAATATTATCTTCTGCTACCTTAATAAACTCTGGCATTGCTTCATTAATAGCACCAATTCTATATCTACCTAATTGATCATGAATATGGTCAGTAAACATTTTATGTCCTTTACAGAGAAACTACCGCTAAATCAAAACCATCATAAACTGGAGCGTTATATTGATTAGTATTAGTTGTATCTAATTTAACACTTATAATATCACCAGCATTTACATAAATAGGTGAACTTACTTGAATTCTAGGTTCTAAGGTCATATTCGTATTATCTGTATCTATTGAAATTTGAGTAGATTGAATGTATATAGAATTAATCTGTATACTAACCTTAATAGTTAAAAGACCAGAGTAATGTTTGGATAAGTTAATTCCAACACTTCCAAATGCTATACCTAAGAAACTTTTAACGGCCACAAAACCATTTGAAGTAACTGTTATATATTCTCCAGAATTAGCACTTTTTGATATAGATCCATCTAAATATATTGTACTATTTGTCAATCTTGCATAAAATTTATCAGTAGCAGTGGCAATAGCATTTGTTACATAATTTACATTTACAATATTATCGCCATTAGAAACTATACCATCATATCTAACATCTGTATTAGCGCCAAATGCCCATGTTAAATAATTAAAAGTATATGAATATTCAGATCCAAGGGTACCAGCTACTGAATCTCCATTACGTTGAATAGCATTCTGGGCTCGTACCATTACTGGATTAACTGATTTTTGAACAAATGATATATTTACAATATCATTTGGTTGAGACATTCTACCATAATGTTGAAATGTACTACCTTGAATTACTGAACCATTAAAAATATTACCATTTAAAATACCAAAATTAAAATCACCAGTTAGTACTTCTTTAGTGGCATTTTTTACTATAGCATAAATAACATTAGAGTAAGATCCAGTTAATGCTGGACTTACTGTAATAACCGTATCACTAGTGACTGCTGTAATATAAGTAGTTTCAGAACCTATTCTAATTCCGTTTCCAGTTTGAGTTTCGGCTGTAAATAAAGTACCAGTTCCAGTAACCGTAACTCCATCAGTTGAAACAGAACTAATAATACCAGATCCTACTTTAGTCACCACGGTAGAACCATCTTGCATGGCTGACGTAAGATCTACTTTCTCACTTAAGGCTTCATATATAGCTGTTATATTTTCTTTAATATTAGAAACTTGACTACATAAAAAATGCAATTGATCCATTGCAGATTTTATATCGCCAATCTTAATTTTTTCTATAGCTGATATTGACTTTAAATCCATGTTTTCGCTCTAAGCATATTGTAGCACTAAATTTTTACTTACACAAGCTTTTTGATTGTGATGTATCTAGGATATCCTATTGTACGAGTGTCGTTTCCAACAACTTCCATAATATTACTAGTTGCAGTTAATGATACGTTAGTACTAGTAATATCAAAAATCGTATTAGAATAAATAGGTAAACTATTTAAAGTAAATACTATTGTAGAATATCCAGTATAAGCAATTGGATATATACCACTATAATAAGAATAACCTACTATTTCATAAGTTCCCGTATTATTGAAAGTTATATTTCCATTACCTAATATAGTAACCCAACTTGTAGATCCGGAAGTTGATAATGTAGTTACTGTAGTTCCGTCTACTGAAACTGATATATATCCAGCATATGGAGAAGTTCCAGCAGCACCTTGAGGAATAGTAAAATTTAATACTGCTGCACTAGAAGATCCTGAATTAGTAATAATAACACTAGATCCTGCTGCACCAGTAGTTACAGTTCCTAAAGCTACCGTTGCTGCTGCACCATTTGTACCTTGAGGAATAGCAAAATTGAACACAGCCGCATTCGAAGTACCTGAATTAGTAACTGTTACCGAAGACCCAGCACTTAAAGTTGTTACGGTACCAATTCCAATAGTTGCCGCTGCACCAGGATCTCCTGCATACACTGTATTACTATTACTTAAATAATTAACCATTGTCTGGAAATTAACAACTTCAGTACCATCCGATTGATCAAATGGTAATGTTTTTAAATATTGTAATGTACAACCAGAATTAAAAACAAATTGTCTTACTTCCGTGTCTGTAGTATCTGAATTTCCAAAAGTTGTAGATATACTTATAATTTGAGATAAACGACTATCGGTCTCTTGATTAATGACTGAATAAGTATTAAATTTTGATAATAAATCTGCATATAAAAGATATGTAGATTCAGCAGAAGTATTAACGAATCTAACTGCATCGTAAATAGCTTTATAATATAATGTATTATTATCAAAACTTTTTATATCTGTCATGCTATTGTCCATCCAGTTATAGTATTTGTCTGATAATATTTATAATCAGATAAAATATTATCAGGATCAGTAGCTATAACATCTGAAGATAAAGTGCTATTATAATCTAAAAGATAAGGTATACTATAAATAGTAGGAGTTAAAGATCTATTTAATGTGATTGTTCCTAAATTATAAACAAGATTACCAGAACCATCTATAGCATTTACTGTAAAACCACTAATTAAACTAACCGTTTCTGTGGTTAAAGTTGTATAAATTCCACTTCTTAATTGCAATCTATTTAGTGTATAATTTGCATAAGTATAGGAAATAATAATATTCTGAGTTCTTGGTCTAGAAGTATTTCCGTATGTTGTAGTGATTGTTGCTACTTGACCGCTAGTATTATAAGTTACTGTAGAAGTAGATGATTCATAACTAGAACCTGCTGCTATAGCAAAATCAATAATATCATTCAGATATTTTTCTTTATATGAATAATATTTAATATAATTATAAGCTTGATTTAAACCTGTTAATGCAGATTGAAGTAATGATCTTAATTTATTATTTAAAGGAAGTGAACTAAGGCTTGACTTATTATCTAAGTCTGCTACTAATAAAGAAGAGTTTGTAGTATTAGTCCAATTAGTATCACTATAATTATTTGCATAATTTACTATTACTGACAATGTATAAGTGCTAGCATCAGCACCAGTAATGGTTAACGTATAGGTGTTACCAAAATGAACACTAGTAATTGGTTGATTAAATGTTAAAGTTAATACACAAACTTTACCATCTATACTAGTTGCTAATATTGGCGTAAATGGTAAAGTGGTATCAGTATTAGCAGATACCGTTACTGTAAAAGAAGTTAAAGCGGTAGAATTACTTCTTTGATCTATAGTTAAATTACTAGTAAGAGTATTATTACTACTTCCACCAATAGTTAAACCAGAAGCATCTAATAATAAACCAGTTTCTAAGAAAGCTAAGGACATACTTCAATCTCCACATAATAATCAGATTTATCGTCTATTTCTGTGTACATAGTATCCAGATCCTTCTAAGTAAAATTCAGTAATAAGAAATCTAGTTACTTCTTCATTTTTCATAATTCCAAATAATTCAAGATTTCTAATTCTTTCCTCATATGAAGGATTGAGTGTCATGTTAGCTGTATCTTCTTTTTTAAATTTAACTTCGATAATATAATTAGAATATTTATCTGGATTATCTGAAAATACTTTAATATCATTTGTGCTAAATTTTTTCTCTATTAAAACAGTTCCGTAACCTTCAGTTACAGCACAAATAAATTCGTTATATACGGTTAAGTCAATAGGATTTTTTTGTAAAATATTATCATATACTTTAAATCTAACTGACTTATCAGTTCCTTTAATTAATATCATATTAATATCTCGGAAGTAATCTTTTTAAAGTTACTAAGAAATTATCAAATTTAGAAAAATCACTAGTAGAGTATTTATGCAATAATTTCTTGTTTAATTCTTCTTCTATCTCAAAGTTGAAATTAAACTTTCCATCATTGGTTCTAGTGGGCGTATCTAATAGTTTATAATCTTTTAGCATTAGATATGCGGCATATCCTAAATTTGATACAATCATGATATCACCTACGATGGATTATATATTATGTATTTAGAAGTTAAAGGTTTAAATCTATTTAAAAAATTTGCTACATTAGTTATAGTTTGGGTGGATTGATTTGTTGTAAATTCTAATATAAATAAATTTCTAAACATTTCATATATTTTATTACTTTGAAATCTAGAATCATCATAAGAACTAAAATTAGTAATCAATCCAGCGCTAGGTAATGAATAAATGGTAGCATCTCCTGGTAATGTATGACTTACTCCAGTATTATCTCCCATATCCCAATAAAGATTTGCATCATCATAATAAAGATTACTATCAAAATCTAAATGTGCATATTTTTCTTGATCTGTTACGTCTATATTTAAAAGACTTAAAAGATATTGTGATCCATTAGCTAATATGAATTGAGTAAATCTTGCCGGATCTGCAAACTGATCATATAAATTAAAGTTCTTTGTTTCTAAAATTGTATATTTAGGAATGATGGTACCAACAGTTAAGGTAGAATCTATATTTCCAGTAATTGTAGTTAAAGTTCCATCAGAACTACTTTCCAGGGTTATGCTGGTTGTAGTAAGATTTCTTACTGTATCATTTATGGTTGAATATTGCAAATTTAAAAAGATGGACAATCCTATATTGATTGATTCTAACGTTTGTCCTTTAACGGAAGTGTATAGTAATCCCAATAACTGATTTTTATAATTCTGTTGTTGAGTTAGAAATTCTGTACCATATTGTAAAAAGGAAAATACTGGTTGATAGTTTAATAATTTACCAAAAATATTATATAATAAATTCTTCTGATGATAACAGGTTTTGGTAAATAAAGTTATTACTCTAGGATCAAAAGCTGCTGGAAAAGTAATATATCTTACACCTGTAACTGAATTATTATTGATAGTAAAATTAGAAGCTGAACATGCTAATGATGTTAAATTTCCATCATAATATAAATCTGAAAATCCAATAATACTAGATTCGATTGCATAATTATTTCCACCAATATTATTACCAACTGAAACATCAACTGTTTTGTAATATTCTTTAATAAATAATGGACATGTTTCTAAATAAGGTGCTTGGGATAATTGCTGAGTTTCATAGATCATACTTCCAATACAATTCGTGTATTGGTTAAAAAGAGGGATTAAAGTGTTATCTCCGTTAGAGTTTATTAAATTATCTTTATATGTTGAGGGAAGATAATCAAATAGAAAATCGACATTCATAATTAACCTTTTAAAACATTTGTAAATTGGTCATTTAATTGCTGTTTTTCCATGCTTCTATTGCGCATATATTCATCAATTCCAATTTTATGTATATTTGGATTAAAGTATCTCTTAATTTTTCCGAACATCCCAAGTCTAGGTTCTGAAAGATATTGTATAACTTTTAATTTTCTTTCTTCTTCGGGTAATGATTTATGAGAATCGTATCTAGCCGCTCTTCCAATGGCCTGTAAAGTTTTTTGAGGATTCCAGCTTTGGTCAACAATTCCCATCATCTTTGTATTATGAAGATCTAAACCTTCACCACCTGCCGGTGAAATTAATAAAGTTTTTAATTTTCCTTTATTATAATCAGTTACCATTTGATTTCTTTCTTCTTTACTCTGTTCTCCTGTAAACATACCATATGGTATATTTCTTTTTTTTAATTTTCGAGCTATCGGATCTAATCCTGATTCCAAAAAGCCAGAATAAATAGCAGCCTTGAAATTCTTATCCTTTTTCATTCCTTGTTGAATATCGCTCATTATAGCATCTATTTTAGGTGTATGTGTAGAACCACCATAACCCTCAACACTATTTGAAATTTGTCTACCTGCAATAGAGAAAGCATTTAAATTAACTGATTCGCGTTTATTTAAAGGCAAATTGTGATTAATCTTGTATTTAACCCAGCCAGGGGCTTGTTTAAATGCGTAGTCATAATATCCTTGCTGTTCTTTGCTCATTCCAATTCTTTGAATTTCTTCTTCTACTTTTGGTAAATGCTTATTATAATCTTCATTACCAGAAAAAGTATTAATATAAGGAGAGGCTAATTCTTTAAACTTATCTAAGTTTTTAGCCTCCTGAATCGTGCCGCCTTTTCGCCCCATTAATCTTCCAATAAGTCCTGGTCCAATTTTACGTTCTTTAATAAAGTTAGCTCTAAATTCTTTCTCTGTACCAAGAACTGGTTTACCCGCTACTGTATGTAGTAATGAAGCTATTTCAGTTGGACTATTTTGGGCAATCGAACCACTTAAACCCAACATTTTATTAACTTTAGATCTAGAATATCTAAGTGTATCTCCAGTAAGAGAACTTTCATTTTGAGCACGATGTAATTCATCGGCAATAATCATCTTTGGCTTATATTTGCTTAAATAAAAATCTGGATTAAGACGATATTTTTCGTAAGATACTAAATGGTAGTTATCTAAAGGTACGTTAAACTTTTTTAATTCTTTAATATAATTATGACTAAGAGATGCTGGAGTTAAAACTAATTTAGATTCAGAAGGATCTTGCTCTCCAATAGCAATTGATGATAAACTTTTTCCACTTCCTAAACCATGGAATAAAATCTGTGACTTAGTTTTATTAAATTGCTTTACAGCATCATTTTGATGCTCTTGTAATTTATAATCAGGCATATCAACCCTTAATTTCAATAACTGAAGGATTGGCAAGAATAGTCGAAGAAGTAGTAGCTGTTGCGGTCTGGAAACTACAACCAATAGTATTTGCTACTGTGGTAGTGATAGCTGTAGTTGATGGAATATTAATAGTTCCATAACTAGTAATTGAAGATCCACCTTGTAACTGAATTATTAATTTACCCATTCCTTGCAGATATCCAGCCGCTGTTAAGCTTGCTCTAATTTCTAAATCAAAATTATAAGTACCAGCGGCTAATGAAGCTGATGCGGGAAATGTAATATTCGTAGATCCAATCTGAACTTGTGCTGTGACGGTAGAGGCTGTAGTTACTATAGTAATAACTCCATTAATTGGAATTATAACTGTTTTGCCGACAACTAATGAATTAATTGGAAGCGTTAAAGTGCCAAGTAACGTGCTTGTTAAAATAGGATAATAAATTGTAGCTGCTGCGAAAGTAATTGCAGAAGTAGATTTTACTATTGCAATTACTCCTGATTTATAAGTAGTAATCGGATTACCACTAGCACCTTCAGATGTACAGAAGGTTTGCTGAGTTGAGTTAAACCACATATCTCCTAATGCCGCAGTATTAGAATAAGCTGTAAAGTTAACCTTTTGTGTAAAAGTAGTAGTTGTAAATTGTCCAGTACTAGGAGTAGTAGCTCCAATAGGTCCAGGTGTTGTTAGGGCGGTTGCTATATCTGACGTTACGATAGTATTCCATGCAGGAATAGCACCATTTGTTCCTGTACCTGTTTGAGTATAGAATTTCTTAGTGGTGGTTGTATTTGGAGCTAATAATGTTGTTGTATCAGTATTTGATTGATAGGGAACCGATCCTAATAATGTAGTAGAGTTACCGCCTACTAAATTAGTAGATTTAGTTACCGCACTATTTATTGCAGTTCCCGGAATACCACTAAAATTAGTTCCGGTTAAAGTTGGTGTTATAGACCATGCAGGAATCGCCGAAGCCGATCCAACCAATACGCCCGTAGCCCCTGCAAGTATTGACGGAACACCGGTCGCACCGGTCGTTAATATGCCGTAATTAGCCGGAGATATGTAGGCTGAAGTTCCGGCGGCTGACTGGTAAACTATTTGATTTGCACCACCACCAACTAGGGAAGTTGCTGTACTAGCGTTTCCGGTTAATGGTCCTACGAATAAAGCTGATGTTACCGAAGTTAAACCTACTAACGTGGTGGCTGTTGTTCCAAGTAATATATTAGTAGTTCCAATAGTTACACTTTCATTAGCTATACCATCTACTTTTTCCCAAATAGTTCCATTAAAGAAAAGTAAATCACCAACATTCCATTGAGATATTCCATCTATTAGTGTACTTCCTGAAGTTCCAACCCTATAATAAGTTCCCTGTATTCCAGTTCCCGATGCTAAAGTTGGACTATTAGTATTAGCATTCCATACACCGCCAAATATATTTAACCCATTTAATGCATTAATAGCATTTTCGATTATGGTCCAGTTAGAATCTAACTGAGCCCAAGTTAATTCAACTGTATAATCTGTACGTCTATATAATGATAATGTCATCAAATATCCTCATAACCCGGTATTGGAAAATTTGGTGGAACTGGAACCGTCACAGAATAACCATCGATTACATATCCACTTAAAACATAACGATCTGGTTCTATATAATATCCAGCACCTAAAGTTAAATCTGCCGGCATTACTGCTGGAATTAACAAACTTAAAAATCTATTATCTACAATAGATTTTACATATGCAGATAATATATTTATTGAAGTAGTTGATAAATTAATTGGTACTATATAGTATCCAACTGTTTGATATTTAATTAAGTCAATAGCATTGTTAATGTAAGTTTCATCTGGTATCGAAACCACTATTGCTTGTGATGAGTAATTTAATCCTTTAGAAAGTTCTAAATTTTTCTCATTTGAAATATCAGTAGCGGTTACAGGATTGTAAATTGTAAGAGTTGAAGTATTTATAGTCGTATTATAAGTAATGATAGAATCTGCATTAATTACAGTTGGAAATGACACTATATTTGATCTATTACTAAAAGTTAAACTTACCTGCTGACTACTTATATTATATGCATACGGAATTACTTCACTTACTTTTTCTATTAATTTATAAGTTAAAGTTCCTGTTAAAGTTAAAGTTGTAGATAATGTAAATGAAATTAAAGAAGTTAAATTATAAGTAAAAGAACTTATATTAGATGCAAATAATAAATTATTACTACTATCGTAAATTACAAATAAACAATTAGGATTAAATTTAGCAGTAATAGGAATAGAACATGTGATAATATTAGTAGAACTACTATTAGTTAAAGATATTTCTGTTGTTAATTCTTGCCAATATGAAATAGTTGGTACTATAGAAGTTGGATCTAATATTTGATTACTATTGGGACTCAATTGAATTGTATTATATGTACTATCAGTAAAAACTGGAATACTAGATGTTTGAGTTTTGGATATACCTATAAATATAGGTATCATAGTATCCACTGTTGTTGTAGTAGAAGTATTTTCTGCTAATTGTTTTACGCTAACGGTCACAGAATTAGTCCTCGACTTCCATTATATATGAAAGCTTGAGAATATAATAGCTAAAAAAAATAGCGCCCAATTAGATTTGGGCACTATCTTTAAAATACATTTAACTCAATTCTAAATCCCATTTCTTTTACTTTTTCATGAATACTTTTATCATAATTCATATTTTCGTATAATTTAAATAATAAATTACTTTCTCCATCAAGATCACTTTCATAAATATTAATATCACAACAACCTGGTTTGATAAAACCTAACAAAGCTGATTTATCTATATCTTTTACCTTAATTTTATTATCACTATACAAATTAGCTTGTGTTACTACAATTCCTAATTCATTAACCATTTCATAAATAATTAATGAAGTTTCGTTTTCATCCTCACTATTAGTATTGGTTTTTAAGATTCCTCTAAATGCATATGTTTGTTCTTTTTCAAGTATAGTTCCATATTCTGCATATTGTTTTGTAAAAAGTACTGCTTTCATTTTACCTCTAACCGTCTCGATAGTAAGAATAGCCATATCCTTACCATCCTTCTTAGTTTTAGTTCTTTTTATTTCACTAATAATTCCAATATGTATATCTTCTTTTAGAGATTCAATCAACCATTTATTTTCGTTGAGAAATCCACTATGTACGTTGAATCCATAGCAAGTTTTCTCCATATATGCATCTGAAGGAACATTGGCTTTTTTACCATAATCTAATGCGAATATCTCACTTGGTTCAAATAAATTAAAAATATCTGAATTTTCATTCGACTTATTAAATTTTAAAATTCTATCAATATTACCCAAAAGAACTGCTTTGTTTTTTTCGAAATGATCAAATGCTCCACTATAAATTAATGTTGCTAATTGAGTTTTATCTAATTTATTTTTTTCGAATACCTGAATAATAGACGAATATGGTTTATTATTAGCTAAACCTATTGAGGCATTTCCCATACCTTTAATAGAACCATATCCCATCATTACGCCATCTTTAGTTAATTTAAAAGATTCCTCAGCTTCATTTAATAATGGAGGTAAAAATTCTACTTTATCTTTTAAATTAAAAAAATGAGATCTAAGTTTTGCACTATCTTTTAAATCTAAAGATAGTAATGATGCTGCGAATTCTTTTGGATAATAGATTTTTAAATACATAGTCCAATAACTCAATAGAGCATAGGCATAACTATGGCTTTTGTTAAAGCAATAATCTGCAAATTTGAGGATCTGTAGCCAAAGCTTCTGTATTAACTCTTTATCATATCCATTATTTATAGCTCCATTAATAAAAGCATTTTCCATAGTTTTCATTAATATTTTATCTTTTTTACCAATTGCTTTTCTGAGATTATCCGCTTTTGCTAAAGTAAAGCCTGCGATTTTCTGAGAAACAAGCATTACCTCTTCCTGATAGACAAATACCCCATAAGTTTCAGCCATCAAATCCTTAAATTCTGGCAATGTATATTCAGGATTAACAGAATGCTTATTGTGAATAAAATCATCTGTCAGACCGCTCATGAGAGGTCCAGGGCGATAGAGTGCTGTCGCCGCGGCAATATCGGCAAAATTTGTTGGTTTAATTCTAGTTAAGATTTTCTGCATTCCGTCAGATTCAAATTGAAATATCCCATGCGTTTCTGCTCTAGCAAATGCTTCAAATATTTTTGGATCATTTAGAGGAATATTTTCCATATCATAATAAGATTTACCTAATAAATTCATAGTATCTTTAATTAATCCTAAAGTAGCTAATCCTAAAAAGTCCATTTTTAATAGACCAAACTTTTCAGAATCTTTTTTATCTAACTGACATATTCGTTCACCTTTTTCATAAGATACGCCAGTTAGTTCATTAATTGGTTTCGGTGATATAATTAAACCAGCAGCATGAATACCAGTTTGTCTAATAAATCCTTCTAACTCTAATGCTTCTTTCCAAACAGATTTATTATTCTCTGCCCAATCTTTAACTAATTCAATTTCATAAGCCTCATTTAATGTAGGAGGAGTTCCAAATTTAGATGGTGGAAAATAAGAAGTAATTCTATTAATTTCTTCAGGATTTATATTATATAAACGTGCAGCATCTTTTAGAGCAGATTTAGATTTTAATTCAGAAAATGTAACAATTTGTGAAACATATTCCGTACCATATTTTGTTTTAATATAATCAATAACGAACTGTCTATCATTAGTACTAATATCTGTGTCAATATCTGGTGGAGAGACTCGCTCTGGATTAAGAAATCTTTCGAAATAAAGACCATTTTGAATAGGGTCAAGTTTAGTAATATCGAGACAATAAGCAACAATAGAACCGGCGGCTGAACCTCTTCCGGGACCAATAGGAATATTATGTTTCCTAGACCAATTGATAAAATCAAAATTAATAAGGAAGTAGTTTTCATAGTGTAAAGTTTTAATAACAGAAGTTTCATAATTTAATCTTTCTCTATATTCTTTTGATTCTGGGCATTTACGTTTAAAACCAGCTTCGACTAATACATCAAAATAATCTGAAGCGTTTTTGCAATAAATAGGATATCTATCTTTACATTCTATAATAGGTTTAGAATGTCGAGTTAATAGATTTTTATAATTAGTTATAGCATCTGGAATTAAAGATGCTAATTGATAATGAGATTCATCATAATACCACTTATGCCCTTCATGTTTATATCCACGAGCAGAAAGTAATTCTACAATATTCATATCTCGTTCGGTGAGACCATATGAATCGTAGAAAAATACTGGATTATATTGTAAATAAATTTTATTAGCTATATCTTCATTTGCATTAACTGCTATGAATATTTTTTCTTTTGGTAGTTCATTGATAAAAAGAAAATCTGGATCAACAATCACCACAATATTACCTTCCAGAATTAAATCTGAAATAGTAATACGTGGTGAATAGTACTTATGAAAATTGGCTAAATCCGTCATTAAGCAAAGTGATTTATAAGCTTCTTCATTATAAGCAAAAAAACGTGCCCTTTGAGTAGGGACACGTTTTTCGTTATATGAATTTACTACAAATAACTCTACCGATGGAATATTAAGCGGATTTAATCCTATAGAACTAACTACGGATGACATATTACCATTTTCACATATTGAAATTGGTGTATCAAATTTCATCTTTTTTAATTGTTTAAATCTAATAGCACTTTTAGATAATGTAAAATCAGTTTTAAAACCCAGATTGCATAGCATTTATATATTCTCCATTCAGAGCAGGCCATCGGAATAATGGCGACCCTAGAATAATTGTAACACAAAAATTCCTAAATGTCACTCATCTTTATTATAAGAAAGTGGAATGGTATTCACAAAATTTTCATCAACTTCAAGATCCTCATAATCAAAAGTATCCATAGCTTCTGTATAATCCATATTTTCAATTAAAATAGTTTTAATATAAATCTTCTTTCCATGATCCATTTGATGTTCAATATAACCATCTCGTGGATTTTCACAAGCTAGAATAATTACACTATCCATTTTTAAATCCTCTCTTTTCCCATTCAGTTCTGCATATAGGATGATATATTTCCCATTTGCTCATATCTGGATCATTTTCCTGAGCATACTTTTGAAATTCTAAAGTTTCTTCTTCATTCAAATCTCGAAAATACATACACGACCCCAGTTTAGTTTTTCGAATTATTGAGAGTTTTGGTTTATATGGGATTTTAGATTCTATGGAAATTTTCTTAGCTAATTCAATTAATTCAGTTGATGGAAATAATCCTTCAATTGGTTTATTTCTCCACTTTTTAAATTCCCAATAATAATGACCATCATTATTTTTAATTGCTATAAATATACAAATATCCCAATACCAAATTCCATCTGGAGATTCGGAATGTTTAATTGTTAATACTTTATCTGAGATTACGTTTATCATCCTAAAGTTGCTTTAGGTCTATAAGTAGAATTTAAATCTACGCTTTTACCCGCCTTATGACCTTGATTGTAGGCTTCGCTATTAATCTTAGTATTACTACCAGTTCCTTTACGTAACTTACCAACACTTTCTGAAATAAAATCATCTACATCATCAAGCTGATGCTCTACTTTAATAATGGTAAATTTAGAAAAACCTACTTGAGCACGTTTCTTGCCTTCGTATAATTTTTCCGAAATGCCGGCTACTGCTCCAAGAAACCAAGACTGAGCGTAACTATGTCCTCCACCAATAATGGCAAATACAGAAAGATTAGTTAATGTTACTACTGCATATCCAAGTAAGAATCTGACATTATCAATATCGGTTTGTCGTCCAAAGATAATTAGCTTAGTACCACGTTTTTGATCTGCGCTTGGAGAATAACCATATTTTACTAAACGACAATTATTAAAAGTTGCTAACATGGTTGCTAGTTGACTCTTCCACCCTGGAATTCTACCAGCCATAAATAGAGGTTCTTCGTCCTTAATAATAGGTTCATTATTTATGATAATCGAATCATGCAATTCTGCTTCAGTTAATCGATATTTAATTAAAAGTTCCTGAGCAAAACCCATAGCAAGAGCGGCTTCATTTTCATTAGCCGAAGCCGCCATTGCTAAGAGTTTCCGAATACGTTCTTTAATTGTTTCCGTAGTATCCATTAGCGTTCAATTGCCTCTTAGCTTCATCATCCCAAAATTTAGGAAATTCATTATCTACTTTATAAACATATTCTTCTGCGGCTTCATTATTCTCATCATACTTAATCATGAGTTGATAGTATGTTCCAAAATCATGAGGACATCCTTTGAGTCTAAAACTTACAGTTTCTGGAATTAATCCAAAAGTACGTTCAATCTGATTTACTAAGGTGTAATATTCTAATTTAGATTTAGTATAGTAATCATCTTTACCATTCTGAATACATTCTTCTTCTGAAGGCACTGTGTCGAATTCAATATAATCCATTTAATTATTTACCAAATTCAAAAAGTCACTTACAATCTTTGTACGATTTACATAACGGGTATCAAGATCTATTAAGAATGCAATAAACTGCTGAATAGTATTCTTACTATTTTCATTCAAAGGAATGTCAGTTTTATAAATTCCCAGATTATCACTATTAAGCTTAAGTTTGTAAGTAGAATCAGTTTCCCTAATATAATTGATAATAGTAGTGTTGTCTGGCGGAAAAATGACATTCAATTCAATAGAATCAATATCTGACCTATCGACCAAATCTACTGTAGTTTTGATATTTTCGAAAGTCTTCATTTAGCACCCCATCCTTCGTTCCATTTCAGATTCCATATCCATTTCATAAATAACTTGACTAGTTAATTCAATTTCATTTAAAATCTCTTTATCACATAATTCTTTATCTATAACAATCAATCTTCCTTCGCCTTTACAAATATCACATCTTTGATCATAACATCCTTCTCTCATTTCTTCCATAAAATCTGGATCATAGTCTTCATCTTCAGAACTAAATGCAATATCTCTCAAACTAGTTCTAAGATGTCTACCTTCTCCATTACAGTTTTCACAAAGTTCAATCTTGTGAGGTACTACTTCTGCGCCATTTTCAAAATATAAAATAAGTTCATTTTGTTTAAATTCTGCGTCAAAATTTTCTACAAGAAAAGGATCAATTGGAATCATTCTTCTATATATCCTAAAAACCAAGGTCCACGTTCTTTAGTTCTACGTTTAAGATATGGTTTGTTACAAGTTTTCCAAGATGATTCTAGATCTTTACAAATATCTTGTGCTTCTTGTAAAGTTAAATTAGAATAGATTGTAGACTTTTTTAATTTTTCATTCATATAGAAAACTTTGACTTTATACATTGCTCTTCTCCATTAGCAAGATATTTAGCATATTCCAACATTAACTTTTTACTCGGCATACTATATGGATTTCCCATAGCAACCTGTTCTTCCAAAAACTTTGCTAAATACTTATACATTAACGAAAGATATGCTTCAGCAAAATATTCTTTTGACTTATTGAACGTTCTAGCTAATTTAACTACTTTAAGATCTGTGATTTTAAGTTCTAAATAGAATTGAACTTCATTTGAATAAAAGATATCTAAATTTTCGAATGTAGTTTTAATCATTTGATTTGAAGTCCAATAAAAGCAGCGTGATCTACAACTTCGATATACTCTTCAAAAGGTCCATATGTTGCAAATACTTTTTTAGAAATAACATCTATATCTAGAAGAAAAAGTAGTAATTTTCCATCAATATTTTTAATCTCAACTAATCCGATATGTTGATGTTTAGTCATTTTTGATCATTCCTTTAGCGAAGTTGTACATTATCTCATTAGCTTTAATGAATTTTACATGAGATTCAGTAAAAGATTTAAATAATAATTCTAAATCTTGTTTAAATTTATAACCTTTTGCTAAATCTACTTCGGCCCCAATTCTTAAATCTTCACAACTCCATCTATTATCAAAATCAAAAACTGCATCAAGTTCATTTGAGTTGACTTCACAAATATACTTCTTTGGATAACCTTCTCCATAACCTAATATTTTCACATTATCTCCTGTACACGAGCATGATAATAGTCTTTTTCGAGAGTGATAATTCTAGTAAAAATAAAATTCTCAATAGTAAACTCATTTAAAGATCTAATTGAAGTATAAAGAAAACTATAACTAATATTTAGTTCTCTAGCAAGTGCAGCAAGATTGGTGAATGTTTGACCTTTATTGGTTTTTTTATTATATATAATCCATTCATTATAATTAATATATTTTCCACGATCAAGATTATTATTTTTCTTAACCTTTTCTTTCCAAATTTCTTTTTCGGTTGGTTTATAATCAATACGTTCAATTTTAAGAAAATCATTATTATAAGGAGTTCTAGGACTACTACTAATCCTATTATAGATATGATTGTAAAAACCTTTATTTCCATTCGGAAAATGATTTTTTAGTTCAGTCATCAATTGATGCTGTTCAATCACATAGGATTCTTCAGTATTCTTTACTGTAATCTTATACTCATTTCAATCATGCCTTTCAGGTGGTCGATATTTAATTACGTATTTCTTATCCATTAGATCTTTCATGATTTTTTGCTTAATAAGTTCGCAAGTATATTGATTAATTCCATTATTATTTCCTAAATTAACTTGTTCTATAATGGTAATTACTTTCTGTAAAAATTCTTCTTTAACATCTCTTATAGTTCTCATTATTCTCCATAGCTAAAAAAGGCACCGTTTCGCCATATAGGCCGGGTCGGTGGTTCCCTTATTACAACTAATCGTTAGTCCCCTTTGCGAACTTAAACGTTAGCTTTTCTATGCTCTTATTTCCCCGAAGGTTATAGAGATTGCATAGAAGACTCTATAGAGGTTTAGCTATACTAGCCAGTTTACTCCGTCGCTTTCGCTGTTGAGGTACTTACGACAAGACCCGGTTAACCTCTAAACCGTTCCATATATATTATAACAAAAAAATGTCTAATTTTGCAAAGCAATCATGCATCCAGGGTGTAGTTCTCTCGCCAGACGCATTGCGCTTTGAATTGAAAGATTCAAATCTCTTTGAAGTTCTTCGACTTCTAAATTCAATTGATTGGTTGCAAAAACAAACAACTGCCTATCACTTTCCATTAAGGTCATTTCATCTCCCAATAGAAAACATAATTGTTTTCATATATATTATAACAAAATATAGGACTTATTTGCATAGCTAAAAAAAGCCCCGAAGGGCTAACCTTTACGAAACATTCGTGTATTATTTGCAGATACTAATATTTCTTTAGTTCCCCAAGATGTAATAATTTGTTGAAATCCATTATATTTATAATCATTAAATTTATTTTCAGGACTGTTACGAAGATATTCCATCATAATAGAAAATGTCTTAAATTTAATTGCTTCAAATATATCTTCAGTCCAACCACTCTCTGAAAGATAAAGTGGATCAGATTTTCTTTTTACATTAGCGGTGAAAACAAATCCAAGACTTTTTTGACCTAAAAGCATGATTTTCTCCATAAGTAGTTTAAAGACATAATTGTCTTCATATATATTATAACATAATATTAGTTATTTTTGCATAGCTAAATAAAAAGCCCTTTCGGGCTTTTTATTTTTTAAGATGGACTAATCTCTTCTCCAACTTCATTAAATACAGTAAATCTCCTACGTGTATTTTTATAATTGATTGCATAGAGAATAAATTTAATAAATTCAGAAAACTGACCAGCATGACAAAATTTAGCTAATTTCATAAAACGAGGAAAACGAATAATCTTCTCTCCATCTTCTGGTTTAATGGTTCTCTGATTTTCAAGCCAGATAAGATATCCCGCCGTCATAAATGGAACTGAATACAAAGTTCCAATTTTATATTCTTTTTTTGCCATTTCGGAAATTGGAATCCACCACATAAGAAATACCTGAAAATCAAGCATATTTCCCTTATCGCCATTAATAAATTCCTCTAACAATTCTTCCCTACTATAACCACGTAAAGCATTACTAATAGATTTGTTCTTTAACATTTTTCGCGCATTAAGATTAGTATTAATTACATTTGTCCAAGAGAGTTTCTTGGTAGCCTGTTCAAAACCAATTTGAAATTTATTATTTTTATTAAAATACTCTACCCAATTACTTTGAAATGCATTAGCCTCTAAAACATTAATATTACTTTGTTTGCGCATATTATTAATATTTGTTTCATAAAATTTAATAACATTTTCTAACTTATAATCAAAATAACCCCAATCATAAATGGTAGGTCTAATAATAAACTCTATATTTGCTTCAATTGCTTTTTCATATTCTGCCGTAGTTCGATGATTTCCGTCAACTACAGTATACGCAGTTTTGGAATATTTTGGATCTTTAGTGGTTGAATTATCAATAAAATGATAAGCTGAATTTTCAATTCCTTCCATATTTTGTTTTAATTTATTAATATGTTCTCTAGCAGTTTTATTGTTTAAATTTCGCGTGACATTTAAAAACATTTTATTATAATCAGTTTTGGCATTAATTTTAATAGTTTTAATGTATGGTTTAAAATCTTCGGTCATTATATTATGCCTCTCTTTTTCATTTTCATGGTATGATGTAGGTTAGGAGTGTGAAACGTGGGTTCAAAAAAAGAGAAAAAAGAAATAGATTCTCTTCCTATTCGAGAACAATTACCACCTATCGACAAAAATTATGCTAAGCCATGTAAAGATTGTAGAAAAAGGGATTCCTGCATCTTACTCCGTCCCATTAAAGAACAATGTTCCAGTTTTGATGAAGGAACCCCTTGGTCTATTCTTTATGAGAATTCGTTGCCTTCTCTACGGTGAAGGCATTTTCTACTATACCAACAAGTTGATCGTGGTCAATCTTATACAATCTATCATTATGAATCAATTCTACAATTCTTTTTTCTGAAACAGAAAGTTCAATTGCATCTAAAATACAATTGTATAAATTAGCACCAATTTTTGCATTAATTTTAACTTTATCGATAGTAATTGATTCCATTTTTTATTCCCCAGATTCAGTATAGGTATACTAAATAAATTTAACTATATCAGTTTGTGGAATTGCATACCATTGAGACCAATACTTTTTAATTTCTCGCAAAGATTCATCTGGTTCAAAATAACCAATACCGACAAGAGTGATTTCATTAAACCATATATGATTTTGCAAATCATTCCAATCTGGTTCTTCAAATATAAATCTATATTTTGGATTTATTACAATTTTATTATTATTAATTACTACATAACCTTTATCTAATGCTAGATTAATATCTTCACAAATTTTCTTTACTTTAAAATAATTAATTTTTATTTGTTTATCTGAAATCATTTCAAACTCCATGTATAACAATCCCATTGTTTTACAGCGAGAGGATTTCTGACTATTCTACCTTGATCCATAAGTTCTTGCAAATCTTGAGTAATATGATCTGGCCAATGTTCCGAATCAATAACTTCTCCAATCTCACGACCCGTTAAGGCTTTGTGAGATTGGAGAAGTTCTAGAATTAGTGGTAACATATTCTTCCGACCAATTCTGGTAAAAGTCCATGTTCTTTCAACCAAACTTCATTACTATGCCTTCTATTTTTTTGCTTAATAATTGCTGTAGTAGAAATCTTTTTATCAATTACTAATTTCTCTAAAGATTCCAATGGATCATTATAGAACCAAGAAATTTTCCATCCATCAATAGTGGTGGAATCTTCTTTATATTTTTTAGCTTTTGCAATTTGACTATAAATATATATTGGTTCATAATTATATTTTCGAATAAATATTGCTAAATTACAAAGTTTTACTGTAACTCCATTTGCAATTGCGGTAATTTCCCAATGACCAGTTCTCTTTTTCATTAGAATTCAACCTCATGATTTAATACTCGACGCATGATTTCAGGATGTTCATTTTTCGAAAAATCAAGAAAACATGTGAAACAGTCAAAATCTTGAGTTACACAATATTGAATTGAAATAATTTCTAATACTGGTAATTTATTTCCAATTTTAATTTGACCATAAAAAGGAACCTTATCACCAATCATTGGTCTAAATGGAAGTTCTGAAATATAAGGTTTATCAGAATATGCATCGATATTTGTATGAAAGAAAACCTTAAACATTTAATCCTCCGGATTAATCGTAAAGTCTACTACGTCATGTTTTCCATATTTGTCAATAAGAAGTGATCTACGCCAGAAAAATCTATTACCACCATCTGTTATAAAATCTCCATATACTGGATCATTTTCGTGTGGAGATTCCGAAATAGCAATTTGAATAATTAGTTTTTGAGGAATTCTAATATGATTATCTAGAAAATCATTTAATTCTTCTTTTGTGTATTCTTCTAACTTTTTCATTTTAGATCCATTATATCTCTCTATGAGAAATGAAAACAGGCACCTAATTGGTGCCTGTTATTATTTTACATTTACTAGAACCTTATTATATCAGAATGGGATATCTGAATCATCTTCAACGGTATTAGTTCCAGATCCACCATTATTATCACTATCTGCATAACCAGTCTGTTCGGGATCTGGTTCGTGATGACCCCCACTCTCGCCCTTCTTACCACAGAAATCAAAAGCATTCAACTTAATATGAGTATACCAAATCTTCTTATTTTCATCTGCGGGATTCTTACCTTCGGTATACTCAATCTTACCTTCGATAATAACTTCAGCACCCTTCTTAAAAAACTTTTCAATTGCTTCGCCTTGCTTACCCCAGGCTACAATATTATGCCATTCAGTCTTGGACTTAGCACTTCCATCCTTGTCCTTCCAATTTTCAGTAGTGGCTACCGAAAAACGACAAAGAGTTGCACCACCTGGAGTTGCCTTCAATTCAGGATCTTTACCCAGAAATCCATGAAGGATAACCTTATTAGTTGACATACTTTCTCCGTTAAGAGTTGATGGCCATGTCTCAATGGCCAATTGTTATGTTATTTTATAATAATATCAAACTTTATTAGTTTGATTATTGAGCGAGAACTAATTCGCGCACGTATGTAGATACGTCCTTATTAGCCTCTGATGCAATCTTTTCAAATTGCTCTTTTTCTTCACTTGTCACTCTGATTGTGACAAATTTTCTTCTGTGTAATTTACATAACTCTGACATGGTGTATTCCTCGTAATCATACTATATTGTAGCACGATTCTGAGGACGGTGCAAGTTTAATTTAACAACACTCTCATTAATGATTCTCTATCAAGTTCTTTTGTAGTGCATTTATAACAATTTTCTCCAGTACCTTGAAAAGTAATATTTTCTCCTAAAACATAAATAGATTCAATTAATTTTAAATTTACGAAAACTTCTCCATTAGATTGAACAATTTTAATAAATTCCATCTGCAATCCTATTCTTTGCAACTAATTGCTGAAGAGACTGACCTGCTTTTTTAATTGTTCGATATCGGTCTTTTGGATCTTTATGATTTAGACAGATTGATTTATTATCATTAAGACAACTTGCGATAATAGAAATCTTATTTTTAATACTAATTCCTCGCATTGAAAAAACCTTATTGTTTACTTCTTCTGGATTAAGATTCAGTAAACTATAAATTTCCTGTACACGATCTTCATTATCGGTCATTTATGATTTCCATTTCAGTCTCTAATAGAAAAGGATATTTCTCTAATTTATTTAAAAGATCTTCATAAGAACAATCTACTATCTTTCTTATAGATCTCCATGTCTGAAAAAGAATCATTGGTTGTTTTAAGAAGAATAATTTAATTTCAAGACCTGATTTTTTATAAAAAGTGAGTCGTACTTTATCAGTATCTTCTTCGATGTCAAGTACAATTTTCCAATTTTTTGCCACTCCAAACTCATTTATTTTATTTATAATTTTATCTCTACACATTTTTAATCCTCGTCTGAGTCGCCATTATAATATGGCCAAGACATATTTTACTCCTGTATATATTGTGTTTCAAACACCCTCCCATATGTAAGGATTATATAGTTATTAGGATGATAAGTCGCTATTGCTTATCAAGTATTTTTTGATAAACAATAACTACTTACCAAGAGAAATAATATAATATTATCTCCATATATATTATAACAAAAAAGGAAGACTTTTTGCGACACCTGTGTTATCATTAAGGAAAGGAGATTCTTATGTGGAAGTTAGTCGGAGCTATTTCTATTGTTTTATCAACAAGTTTATTTATTGAAATGTTAATTCGTAAAGTAGTTACCCTTACTCAATTACGAGATTGTGTAATTTCTTTATTCCAGGGTGTAGTTAGTAGATTTGATCGTTCTGTAACTGGGAATGATGGATCTTATTCTAGTACAAGATTATTAGATTATCTTTGGGGTATTGGTGGATTTTGCTTAGTATGTCTTTGTACTTTAAGAAAAATTAATATTCCCGATGGTGTATATTATTTGATTGGAACAGCAATAGGTGTTGGCGCTACAAAAGGTGTATTTAATAAAATTCAAGAAATTAAAACTGTTGCTGGTAAAATAATTGGAGATCATAATGATTCAGATAATCAGTAAATGTAAAAGTTATTTATATACAATTTTAATTACTGCATTAGTAACGAGTGGAGTTTATACTTATATATTAAATAGATCAACAAATAAAGATGCTGTAAAAATTGCTACTTTAAGTGGAGAAAATACAAAATTAAATGATTCTCTTAAAGATCAAACTGCTAAAAATCAAATTTTGCAAGCTAAAGTTGATCAAGCAACTACTAATGTAAATAATGCTCATCAAGTTACTATTACTGCAGATAACCATCTTAATTCTACACCTTCAACAGTTAATATAACTCCAGTTAAAGAAGTACAAGAAGTAAAAGATGCAATAGCTAAAAATTATAATGATTCTACTGTAGGATTTGATGGTACAAGATTTAATATTATTCAACCTACAGTAGTTAGTTTAACTAATGATGCTATTCAATGGAAAGTTAATGGTCCTATTTTAACAACAAAATTAGCTGCTACCGAAGAAAGTTTAGATGCTACTAGAAAAGAAAATACTGCTAATCAAACTTTAGTTACTACGCAAACTGATTTAAATAATGGTTTAACTAACTCTAATAAATTACTTACTGAAACTAATAATAATAAGGATAAACAGATTAACTTATATGAGAAAGACTTGAAAGTTCAATCAATGAATGGTAAGATTAAATTTGTCCTTGGTATTGGTATTGGTGGTGGTGGTTATTGGATCTATGACCATTACATTAAAAAATAATGTTATTTTAAAGAGATAATGATGGATGTGATAGAAATATTAGGTGAAATAATAAAAAAATGGGGACTTGTAGCTGGATTTCATTTTTTGTTATTTAGTACAATTATATATATATTAATTCATAAGACCATTAATGGTAAAACTCTTTGGAATAAATTATTTAATAAAACTAAAACAAAATATAATCTATCTAATCACGTAATGTTTGTTAATTTAAGAAAATATATAAACTACGACATTAAACATTTTACATTAGGAGAAAGGTTACGAGAAGCTATTTTCCGTGATTTTCTCCTAATTAAATTTACGATTGTAGAAGATGAATTTAAGAAAGTTATAGAAGATAATACTCTTGAGTTAATGTCTAACGAAGTCTATTCTAAAAGAATGTTAGACTGTATTGTTAATATTGTAAAGTTATATGAAATAAAAGCTAAGGAAGCTGGTATACCTGATATTGCTATAACTAGATTTACCGAATGGTATGATGATAAGGTTCAGGCTATTTATGCTTTTATAATTAATGTTTGTGAAGATACTGATATTTACAATGATAATAACATTAAGACTAAAGTAATATTTGATTTTATGAATCATATTAATAACTTTACTATTTTAGGTATTCGTAAAGTTCTTTTAGACTTTAATGGTGAGTTAAGTAAACTTACTTATAAAGGTATTACTTATAATAGGTATGGAAAATAAATCTCATAAATATTATAAAGAAACAAGATTTCTTTGAATATTGTGAAACTATGAATGATTTAATTAAGAATATGCCAAAACATGAGCAAGACAAAATGAATAAGTTAATGAAGAAATTTATTGAGAACTATAATGGGTCTAATTAAACTAGCATTAGAAACATCTCCACTAGTAGAGAGTGACAAAGATCCTCGTCTACTTCCTGATACGGTAAGACAAAAACCTCAATTAAGAACCAAACCAAATAAAACAATGATGAACTGGGGAATGAAGAATACTGGTTAACTAATATATTAATTGGAGAAATAAAATGCTTAGTATTATACTTTCTGTATTTCTATCTATTTCTCCAACAGCCTCTTCTATTCCTCCTGTGGATATACAGAGTAAACAAATAGTAGAAGATCCTAATTTTCAACCACTAGTTGATCTAATTAATTCTCGTATTAAAGATAATAAAGCTTCTATCAAAATACAAGATGGAGATTATAATGGTGAATTTTCTCTAAAGTTTATTCAACTAATAATGAACCTTTCTAAATATTATAAAGATCAAGGATTTAAAGTAAATATTTATCATGATGATGAACCTGACATTATTATATTTTCTATTAGTAAGATTGTGAGTTAAAATGAGTTTAATTAAATTAGCTTTAGTTGTTCCTCAGACTAAATTTAATAGTTTTAAAGATAACCTTGCAGCATTGCCGGTTAGAGGTTATGCCACTATGTCTAATAGTGGGAATATAATCGCTGGCGATGTGCGTAATCCATTACTTAGATTCACTTCTCCATTACATAAAATTTTTGATAGCAAACAAAATATAAAAGATTTACACAGAATAGGAATTAAGCATGAATTATCTGAAAGAAAATATCTTAATCAATATAATGAAGGTAAAGGTCCTTTCGAAAGAATGTTTTCTAATCCTGTAAAAGCAGATATAAGACAAGGTATTTTTAATGCACCAAAAGGTAGGCATGCTACTTTAGCCGTTTTGGGCGAAGAAAGTAATAATTTATCTAAATTAAAAAATAAAAATGCAATTAATAGAATGCAAAAGATACGATATTTAACTGGTGAATCTGATATTATTAAAAATATAACTAGTAAAACTTATGGTAAAGATTTACTTTCTGCTGCTGATATAGATAAATTACATCAATCATCATTAAAACAATCTTTATATCACACAAAATCAAAATCTGCTATTGGTAGAGTAGCAGGCATGGCACTTGCTCCATTTTTAATAAAAGGGGAAAATGATCAAAATACTGTAGGAAAGAGAATTGATGCTTCTATATTAGGTGGAATGGTTGGTGCTAAAGGTGAGAAATTCTTACGAACTAATATTTTAAAACTACATAAGAGATAATAATATGCCCTGGTCATATCCTGATAATGTACCAACTTCAATGAAATATTTTAAACCTTCTATTCAGAAGAAAGCAATTTCTATTGCAAATGCCATACTTAAAAATGGTGGTTCAGAAGGCACGGCCATTGCAACTGGAATTAAACGAAGTAAAGGATTGGTTAAATTAGCATCAGCTTTTACCAATGTTAAAGATTTTGTTAAATCTAATAAATTTGCTTTAGGTGCTGCTGGTTTAGGTGCTGGACTGGCTGGATTAGAAAGTAAAAATCAAATAACTGATAAAAAATTTACAAAAGGTCAAAGAGTTAAAAATGCGATTGTAACAGGTGCTCTTTT